GTTGCACCTGCATTGTATTTGGCAAGTATTGCTGTTGGCGCATTATCTGCGTTATTAATGAGTCAAGGAATATGGCTCTGGTTACCGATTGTTCTCTAATTAGTATTCCCGAAGTGCGATAAATTCTGCTTCGGGAATTCTAGTCTTTCCGTTCTTACTCCCAAGAACAACAACGATTCGTCTGCCGATATCGGTATCAACCATCATAACGATACACCCACCGGCAGCATTTGTTGTTCCAGTTTTACTTACAATAAAATCGTGCCTCTTTCCAATAATGGGGTTAGTATTATTGAAGAATATCCATTTCTTTTTAATCTGAATTTTTACTTGAGGAGTTTTACTTGCTTGAACTATCTCAGGATAATATCTTGCAGCAAGAGTCAATTCTAATAAATCTCTAGCTGTACTAATATTCATTGGACTCAATCCAGAGGCTTCTACAAATTTAGTATTTGGCATATTAATTGCCATAGCTTTTAAATTCATATCTCGTATACAACTAGATTTGCCACCAGGGTAATTGTTGCATAATATAATAGCAGATTCATTATTTGACTTTACAAGTGCTAACTGTATATGTTGTTCTCTTGTAAATTTACCCAACATTTGTTTTGGGTCTTGTCCGGCATCAATTATAACCATTGCGGTCATAAGTTTTGTGATACTGGCAATTGAACGAGATTCATCAATACTCTGGCCTTCAATAATTTTTCCGTTCCCATCAGTAACAAGCCAAGAATGTGCCGTTACTTTCATGGAAAAGGCATTGCCCATTAAGAGCAATGCCAATAATAATATAGATATAATTCTCATATATTTGGTTGCGGACCCCAGAGTCGAACTAGGAACTAAGGATTATGAGTCCTTTGTGATACCATTTCACTAATCCGCGATAATTTATTTATACAACCGGAGTATATTCAATTCCGGTAGTAGCTAAACCAACAAGACCAATAGTTGTTTCAAATGCTGATAATTCGCTAGCTGCGACTAATACATCTGCCTGTGACAATTTGCTGTTAGTCATCCAGTCAACATAACTAGTAACTTGTGCATAGGTTGCATCTGTGCCAAATACGTTTTTGTAGACATGCTTGATAAATGTTTCATTGCTCACGCCACCTGCGTCTGCTTTATAAACATCTGTAGCTAACAATGCTTCAGCCAATTGTTTGTTTGTCCAACCTGCATCAGCAAGGTTGATACCAATGCCCTGATATGTTTTAGTAACATCTGCAACGCCTAGACCGGCTGCCAACAAAGCATATACATCACCTGCTTTACCTGCAGCATCGAATGCAATTGCTTTATCTGTAAAAACAACGCGCTCGTGATCTGCTAAATCAAAACTAACAGTAGGAGACAATGTGCTCACTGCTGAAATTTTGCTTGCTGATTTTGTTAATGTAAAATCTGCAGCTTTACCGTCAAACACATATGTGTCTACACCAGTAGTTCCGGTAACATCAACAAGAACATCTACAACGCCATCGCCAGCACGACCAGTTCCAACAGAACCGAATGTAGCAATCTTACCCAATGCGCCAACTGTTGCCACAGTTAGAATCAAATCATTTGTAGGAGATGCTCCGCCCAATGCTGTTCCTGCAACTGTAATTGTATCACCTGCAACATATCCACGACCCGAGCTTGCTGCTAATGCATCTAGAACTGCGGTGTACGCACCATCAGTTTTAGTAACATCAAATACTGCATCTGTCCCACCGCCGCCAGTAATGCCTGTTACATTTTGGTATGTAGTATTAACTGATTTATCTTTAATTGTAATTTTTGTAGCCATTTTTTTCCTTATCTACCCTGTCCTCGATACGCCTTATATGATCGCTTCTGTGTTTTATTCATTGACGATGTTTTAGCTTTACCACCTTGGCAAGTCCGTTTTTTAAAATTTGTAACTTTTTTAGCGCTCATAATTATGTTTCCTTAATTTCAATATAAACCCTGCGTTTATAATACCACGTCTGTAATAGACTCATCTTCTTGTTGCACTGCACGAACAGAAAGATTAACCAATGCAGTATTATAATCTTTAATCATTGATTCTGGCAACTCCTCAAACCAAATAACATTATGTTTTCCAACATGAATAGTATGATCTTTAGTATAAGGTGCATATGGGAATAATGCTAATTGCATTTGATCGCCTTGCCCTCTAGGATCTCTTGCCATCTGTAACATAAATGGTTTAACCAAAGTAAATGAATCACCTTTAACTGTGATTTCGGCAACAAGTTCTTCACCCGTTCTCAATTTTAAAATTTTAATTGTCATTTTATCTCCGCAAATTTATAAGCTATGTCACATTATATTATAATTAGTAATTAAATGCTATGCTTTATATGTATAATGGACAACTGGGGATTTTTCATCCCCAGTATTTTTAAGAGCCAGTATTAGGATATTTACTTCTACGTGTGGCTAATCGGTGTCTTACTTCATGAACTAATTTTATAAAGGCTTTAATTAATTTCATAATAGACCTCTACGCATTAATACATCCATTCTGTGCTGCAAATCTTTATGATCTACAGAATCTTTCAAATACATATCAATTTCTTTTTGATACGATGGAGTGAATGCTTTTTCAACCCATTTCCAAAAGTCTTTTATTGAAGGAACATGGACTCCTCCAAATGCTTTTAAATGGTCATTCATTTAAAGATCCCTTCCATCAATTGGATCTTCTGTAAGAAATTGAGGTTTAGATTTCTTTGCAGGCTTTGTGCTTACTTCTGCATCTTTAACTTCAATCTTTTTTGGCTTCTTGTGTTCTGGAATAATTCTTTCCAACCACACTTTAAGCATACCGTTAAACATTTCAGCATCTTTAACTTCAATTTGATCTTCAAGTGCAAATGTACGGGTAAATGCTCTGTTAGCAATACCTTTGAATAAGAATGTTTCTTCTGCTTCTGTATTGTGTACGTTGCCCTTAATAATCATTTTACCATTATCAAGTTCAATTTCAATATCTTGTTTAGCAAATCCTGCTACCGCAATTTCAATAACATAAGTGGTGTCACCTGTTTTTTTAATATTATAAGGCGGATAGTTTGGAATGCTCTTTGTTAGATCATCATGAATTTTTGCCATCTTATTAAACTGATCGTCAAAGCCAACATATAGTTTATCAAAGTCTTTGAATAGATCACGCCCAAAAACGTCTCTTACTAAAGTCATCTTATTCTCCTTTTTTATTTGCTATACCACTAATTGTATTTGCAACTGTTTCTGAAGCAATGTTCATTACATCGTTAGAAGTCTTGGCGACTTGCTTTGTAAAAACACGTTGTGCTTCTACAAAATCAACTAGGGGTTTTCGAAGGGAATCTTCCTTGACTGTTTGTTTGAGGAAGTTGATTTTGGCGTCTTGAATTGAATCGATAGCCATGTTTGCGTAAAACATATAGTTCTCCTATTAAGCGAGTTTATAATTTTGCTACCCCGAAGGCATAGCGTTAATCCTGCTTACTGACTACAGGGGTACCATACGTTGTACCAGCTTTAGACGTTCCCAAGGTAGTGGGACTTAAATTAGTTCGGCTTCTGGTTTATACAGCCCACACCGATTGCTGCGTTTCCCATCCCGGGGATATAATTATTTATACAGATTATTGGTCTGTAGTTTGTTTTTTCTTACCAATATTATATTTTGTTTGGAGAGACCATTCGTTTTTATCTTTGAATGCGATTACTTTGATCTGCGATAATGGTGCCAAATCAGTAAATTTCTCCGCATTAATAATTTGCACTAAACCCCAATCTATTAGCAGCTTAGCAATTGTGTTACGTCTTTGTAAATCGTTTTCAGTTAGATCAGCAGATTTACCATCTAACGCAAATAATTCTTTAAAGTGTACAATGAAATATCTACCTTGTTTATGTAGGATATGACATGATTGATATAGTACTTTATCTTTTCTAGATGCTACACCGATACGTGTAAGAGTTTCCCTGACCTTCAAAAAATCGTCAGGTTGTACCAAGGTTACTTCTAGTGGAGTATACCCGGGATAATCAATGTGAAAAATATCTTCAGCCATTACGACCACCTTTTATTAGTTTTGTTCTTAAATAATCTAATTTTGAGTCGTCGAGAAGAGGGAGTACTTGGCGGGCTTTTTCTGTGCTATATCCATAGTATTCTTTTATTACTTCGATCGATTCAAGTTTGTCCGCTTTGATCCATTTGTTGAATCTTTTACGGGGCCTAATTGTATTTATAAGAAACGAAAACTGCATCTTTTTCTCAAGATGCGGGCGGGAATTCATCTCATTTGCAGGGATTACTGTGTCGTGTCCGTAAGATAGTCCTTTATTAATAATAAACGGGTTGTACTGTTTCTCCGACCAATCATCTACGATTAGATTATCTTTGCTATAATGAATAGCATTGATAAAGTCGAAGGGTGAAATTGCAGGAGCCTTATATGGAACTTCTGCTGGTTTTTCTACAGGGGTTCCAAATAAACTCATAATACCATCCTTAGCAATCCAACCGTGTCAATCGTGGTTAGCAAGATGTAATTAGCCAGCATCCCAAATGATTTCCTAGTATAAGCAGCCCAAGCATAGAGACTGCAACCGAAGATCCAAATAGGGTAAAGAGTAAGTAAGGGCGGAGTCGGGACTGTGAGAGCCATGGTAATCGAACACCCAATGCTAATAGCCCAAGCAAGCAACTCAACGCAAAAACGAAAACGATTGCTGGAGTAATCATCTTTAATCCAATTAAATGTAGGTTTCAATAATTCAATCATTTAAATTCAACCGCTGCCATGATCTCAGTCAAACAAGCAACAAGATTAATTTCTTGATCTGCACAAAATGCTGATTTATATTGATAGTCTGCAAGTAATAAAACAAGCTGTGGAACTTGTACTACATTATCACTCAGTGTATCATAGAACTTTCTAAACAAGGTCTGTGGATCATTGTCAATATTATTAACAACCCACGTACGCATCTTCTTCCAGTCTTTATCTTTAAGCGCAGCTGTAAGTTCCTGCATATTGATCTCACCCATGTTAACAAGGATGCCTTCATCAATACTACCCGAAGAACTATAACGCTGAAGTTCGTTTAGAATACGACGATAATCAGGGAAATGTTTTTCAATTACTTTAGCAATTACTTTATCATCTGCTTGAACACCTTCATGCTTAAGAATCTCAAGAACACGCTTAAAGAATGCAGCTGCGATTCTTGGTTTCTCAGACTTAGGCAACTTAAATTCAACCACAGCAGTTCTAGAATGAAGTGGAGGGATGATACGATTCTTAAAGTTACAAGTAAAAATAAATCTGCAATTCGATGAGAACTCTTCCATAAACGCTCGAAGCGCGGGCTGAGTTGAATTGGGATTTAAATAATCAGCTTCGTCTAGAATAACAACTTTTGGCTTACCGCTGAATGATACAGTAGAAGCAAATTGTTTAATCTTTGTACGAAGAACATCAATACCAGATTCTTCCGAGCCGTTAATGATGATATAGTCTGTTTGTAATTCTTCACATAATGCTCGGGCAATTGTGGTCTTGCCCATGCCTGCGCCACCGCACAATAGCATATTTTGAATCTCTCCTTTAGAGAGCATTTCCTGAAAGATCTTCTTTTGATCCGCAGGAAGAATACAATCGGCTAATGTGCGTGGGCGATACTTCTCAACCCACAAAAACTCTTGTTCACGAATATCCATAATAACTCCATAATATTAAATTTGCGCTATACAAATAGCGCTCTCAAACGATATCAAACAACAGAGTCAGGTTCCATTGCGATGAAATATTCCAGTGCCTTTGTAGCATGTTGGAAGTGGAACAATTTCTTTTTAGATACTGTTACTGTATAAGCATCAGGTACAATTTTAAAATTGTCTACAGACATATGGCATTCAAATGATTCATCGCTTGCACCAATTGTTTTCTTATAAGTATTTGCAGTATCGTTTTTCTTATCACCGATAGTCAATACAACACTGCCATCTTTAGATGTAACAGAGATTGTAGGCGCTGCTGTAATGTTAGCTGCCTTCATAATCATATTAACATCTTCTGCTGACAATTGGAATTGAAAGTGATTATCAATCTCAATAGACTTATCCGGTGCCGCAACAATTACGTTTGCGTTAGAATAGAAGTACTCAAACTTACCGTTGTTCTTAGAGATAGTCAGGGACTTCTCACCAAACTCAACATCTTGATTCTCCATCAATGTCAACAATGCTAACAAAGAGTTTAAATCATACACAGCAACCTCAACTGGGAAGTCTTCTGCTACTGTTGCCTTAGCAAAGATGTTCTTTGCTGTGCTGATTGTAGATAAAGTCTTACCTTTACGAATAAGAATATTGCTGTTAACTGCAGCAAAGTTCTTCAAGAGTTGGATTGTTTCATTACTAATTTGCATAATATTTCCTTTTTAAGATTACTCATTTTCTGGAATAAAAGATTCCAGCGGTTCACGATATGTTTCTTTTTTACTTTCAACTTCAATGTCATGTACATATAAAAGCATTAATGCATAGTGTAACACCTTTAGCAGGTCTTGTCTATTCCTTCCTGACTTTTTTCCGTACCTTTGAACATATTTCATGACATTGCCTGCGGTAAATCCTACACCGTGTCCATTGTCAATTATAAATTCAGTTGCTTGAAACTTGGACATTGCATAATGTTGTCCATAAGTTGCATCAATATATTTTTGGAACTCTTTAATAAGTTCGCCTTCATTAAATTTGTAGTCTACTTTCGCCATGGGAAAACTCCATTATATTTTTGTTTCATTATTTCATTACCACGTAAAAAGAACTGGCCTTGAACCGAATCGGCTCTGTTGCCCGCTCTGTAATTTACTG